TCCATTATCGGGATGCTGATGGCCGTCCGATGATTTCGCGAGGGGAAAAGTGCTTACGCTGTGGCGCTCCAACGTGGGGCACATCTTTTTGCTCATCATGTGCGGAATATATGTTCGCCAAGCGGGTTAAATTCGTAAAGCTTCGTCTGGCATGGCATAAGTTTTTGAGGATGGTTGGATTTTAGGATTTTATTTAGCAGAAGGTAATTTAATAAAAGATAAAAATTCAAAAAAAGGGGTTAAAGGTTTTGTTGTATGCCAAAAAAAATATTCTAAAATTACGAAAGATATAGAAAAAAGATTGAAGATATTTAATCCAAGTTATTATGAAAGAATTTGTGGAATAGGAAAACAGATTTTAATGTCTTATTGGTATATTTTTAATACTCGACTTGCTGAAAAAATATCTAAGTTAGGAAATAATTCATATAATAAAAGACTGCCTGATCGTTTTATATCTTACCCAAAAAATTATATTTGGAGTCTTATTTCTGGATTAGTTGATGGCGATGGCACAATATATAAAGACACTGTTTCTATAAGAATATCAAGCAAAGAATTAGTCTATCAACTTTATGTATGGATGCGAGTAAATAATATAAGAGCTTCTATTAGTAGAGTAAAAAATACAAAATTATATCGGATACAATTTGCTCAAACAAAAAATTTACACTTTTCATTAAAATATAATAATATTTGTCCTTCTAAAAAATACAAACCTAAAAATAAAGAATATATCAAAAATATTGGAAATAGAGAAAAACCTGAATTTGTCTATGATGTAACTACTCAAACAGGAGATTTATATGCTAATGGGATATTTATTCATAATTGTCCCTCTTGTTCTTATGAGTGGTATCTGAAATGGCCCGACTCCATAGATATGGAGCGGGAAATATATATCTGTACTAAGTGCCATAACGAATTGACCAACGAGGCAAGACGGACGGGGCGGTGGGTTAATAAAAAGGCTTCCGATATATCAGGCTATTGGATTTCGCAGATGATGTGTACTTGGAAGAGCGCCGCCGAGATAGTCGAGAAGAGCAGGGGCGAAGCGTCCATATTTCACAACTTTACACTAGGTTTACCTTATATCTCCCAAGACCAGTCGGTAAGCAGACAATCTATAGTTAAATGCCTCTCGCCCGACATCAATCCAAGGACAGACGTGGCAATGGGTGTAGATAATGGCGTTGTCAAGACCTACGTGATAGGAAACAAGTATGGGATATTTGAGATAGGGGAAACGAAGTCGTGGGAGGAGATTGAGAACTTGCGAAACCGCTACAACGCTTACATGGTGGTTGATATGCTTCCTTACCCGAACACGCCGAAGAAGTTGATTGAGAAGTATCGGGGCAAGGTGTGGGGGCATTACTTCGGTGAGGACAAAAAAGAGTACAGAATGGTAAGGTGGGGGGAGAAAGAGAGATGGGGAATAGTCTATTCCGATAGAGTCAAGATAATAGATTTTGTTGTCGCCGAGATCAACTCGCAGGACGTCACCTTTAACCTTACTCTAACCGATATGGAGCAGTTTATATCCGATTGGGAGCAGTTGTATCGGGTGGTTGAGGAAACACGGGGGATAATGACGCCTTCATGGCGAACGATTGAGGGTAGGAGGGATCATTTTTGTTTCGCCCAAATCTACTTTCGGATAGCGCTTGACAGGACAATGTCGCAAGGCGAGGTGTTGCGCACTCCCGCCAAAGAGACAGAACAGCACCCCGAGGTAGCACCCGACCACTCCGTTCCGGCTCTTGACTTAAATAAAGTTAAAGAGAATGTTAAAAGAGGCAAACGTGATTGGCGAATTAAGTGATATAATTTATTATGACCGAATTTTCAAATATCGTTACAATTATCCTACGAAACGATACACCAGATAAACAAAAAGACTTTAGATGTAACACTTGCGGCAAGAAACTTTTTACCTATTACTCGGACGTCAAGATATTTTTTGAAGGGGAGGATAGAGACCAAAGGCGGCCATTGGAAGTTTTATGTTTAAGATGTAAGACGTTATACCGTATTTCATAATATAATATACTATGGAAGAAAATCAGACTCCGTTATCAGAGGATGAAAGAAAAGAAGGATTGCTTGAAGGTGGAGACGCCCTAACACTTACCTTAACCGATGAGGAAATTTTACAGATAATCGGGAAAAGGGTTGAGGACTCAAAAGCCTACTGGAACAAGGTATTGGACTTGGATAACATTAGAAAAGAGGCGGAGAAGTACTATTGGAACAAGCCGTTTGACAAAGACTCGCTTTATGACTATCAGATACCCTACAAGGATAATAGGATATTTATAGCCATCGAAACCCTGCTTCCGTTAGTAACGACCAATCCACCGCAACCTATAGCGGGGGAGGCGGAAGATACCCAAGCCTCACGAGAGTTGTCCAAGAACTTGGAAACAGCCCACCTTGCTTTATATGAGGATTTGTATTTGAAAGCGAAACTTCAGGGAGTGGTAAGACATCTTTTAATGGGTATGAGGCTTGGTGTCCTGAAGTACCATTGGGACACTCAACTGGGCCCACGGCGTGAGGGCAAAAGGGTAGGAGGGATTGCGATTGATGTGGTAAGACCGACCCGAATAGTGATAGACCAAAACACACAGGATATTAACAATCCGCCCCTTGTTGCTGAATTCTTAACGACAACAGTTGAGGGGTTAGCTTATAAATTTCCCGAAAAGAAAGACGAACTCTATAAGTCGCTTGGAATACCCAAAGGACAACTTACTGGTTTAGGACGTGAAATAGGTTATCAGGAGATATGGTTTTCCTACTTCAATAAGGAAGGGGAGAGGGAAGAGGGCGTTTGTTGGCGGTATAAGAGCGTGCTTTTGGACAAGATGAAGAACCCTCACTTCAACTATGATGAGCCGGAGTTGAACTTCTTTGACGCACCTAAAAAACCTTATATATTCTTTTCCCACCTTAACACGGGACGCTACCCGATAGACGACACTTCGTTTATGGATCAGGCCATCCCACAACAGGACATCATCAATAAGATAGGACGACTTATTGCCGAGAATGCCGACCAAGCAGGAGCAGGGATTGTCTACAATACCGAGATGCTTTCGCAGGAAACCGCCTCCAAGCTCATTGGTGACCCTACAGAGAAAGTGGGAGTTAAAGGGTCGGTTAGGGACGCCATCGCCCGTCTTCCCTACAACCAACTTCAACAGTACGTCTACAATCTACAAATTGACGCCAGAGGCGAGATAGATAATCTGTTTGGCGCTTCAGCTCCCCTACGGGGCGAGAAGACCGACATCAAGACCTTAGGACAGGAGGTATTAGCCCAAAGAAGCAATATGGGAAGGATGCAGTCTTTGGCTGATGCGATTGAGGATGGGGCTGACAAGCTATATAAAGGATTAACACAGATGATGAAAGTATTTTGGGATGAACCAACCCTACTCAAGTTTATAGGCGAGGGCGGAAAGACTACATTCATGGAGTTTTCCCGGGACAAGATAGAGGATGGGGTGACGATACGGGTCAAGGCAGGATCGGCTTTACCTAAAGACAAAATCTCGGAGCGAAATCAGACGATAGAATTAGCCGAGATGCTTGATCCATTGTCCATCGCCGAGGGGTTGGATAAGAAAGATCCTAAAGAATGGGCAAGGCGGGTCGTCTATTACCGCTTCTTCATGGACAGGTATGTCAAAGAGGTGTTGGAAGTGGAC